TCTATTGTTGTTAGTTAAATACATATTGTCTAACAACTGACGCATTACAGTTGACTTCATTAACTGAATATCTTCTACTAACTCAGAAACTGATCTACCATAAAATCTGTGTGGCATTGGAATTGGTGTTACAGTTACAAAGGGAATATTATCACATGGCATATTTTCTAAAACCATAGAACCATCATCTCCTGCTGAAACTATTTTACGAAGTTCTGCAATACCATCTTCATCATAATCATATTTAACATACGATTCATAAATTAAAACTTTTGTGTTTTGTCCTTGTGTATAATTATCTACAGGATATTCATCTACATTTCTTTGCCTAACCATATCTTCAGTATTATAAATATCATCACTTGATGCTGGAAGATTTTTTACTTCATCTTCTGGATAACCCATAGCAACTAAATCTGATCTTGACATTAAAACTTTATGCGAAACAAAATCTGCATCATCAATTGTTTTAGCATTACGATCAATTAAAAATTCTTCAGGGGGTACAGATTCAATTTTTATTTTACCATGTTTTTTAGTTCTTTTAATTTTACAATTATACAAAGTAAAATCTGGTTCTTTGGCATCAGGTATTTCTATACCCTGTTCTCTGTATTGTTCTAATAAATTATTAAATTCTTCCTTTGCTTTTTCATCTATAAATTCTTCTTCTTCAATTATTTCTATTTCATCTTTAGTGTCATTGAGTGCATCTTTATCTGCTTTAGATAAATTTTCATAAGTTTCAAACTCTACACTTTCAGACTCATCCCAATAAATTTTTAAAAAACCATTTTTCTCAATCAATGCGTCTTTGAAAAAATTATATAATAATTGAAAGCCATCATTGTCTTTGTAAAACACATGATTTAAATATGCTGTTGCTTGTTCAGATAAAGGTACATCTTCAGCAGTTACAGGTTCACACTTAACTACTTTATCAGATGCTGTAAATATTCTTAATAAATTTGGTAAGATACTTTCAATGGTATCAGATACATCAGTTGATACGACTTGTGAACGACCATCTATTTCAGTTCCAAGTTTATCTCCTAAATAATATTCAATAGATTTTTTTCTAGCTTCAGAAAGATTACCACCTAAATATCCTAAAGCATTTTCAATATGATTACCAAGAAGTGTTTTTAATTTTAAATCTAATTCAGCCATGTTAAATTATATAACTTGTGTTAACTTCAATTTCTTTTTTCCAATCTGTCATTTTACCACCAACAAAAGTGCAACCATATCTAAACGCATCTGCTGGATGACTGGCGAAGTTGTGAATGGGTCTGTTTTTAAAACATTGATTTTTTTCATCCCATTTTTTTTGATAAGCCTTCAATGCTTCAACTCCTTGATGTGTTTTTTCTTTATCAAAATAACATTTAGGTAAGTTCTTTCTAACAGCTTCAATTCCATCTTCAATAGAAAGTTTTGGAGCTATATCAAAAGATATACCCAATTCAAGAGCTGATTCTAATCTTGATTTACCAAAAGCTCCTAATTCCCTAACTTTTATATCATGTGGAGCTATATGTCTATAATATTTATATGGTTTGGAGTCTAGCAGATCAGCATAGAAATCTAAACCTTCACCAGAGGATTCTTCATAATCAATTACCCTGATTTCATCATTGTGTTTTTGTACGAACCAAATCGCTGTAGAATCTTTCAGACCCAAATCCCACCAAGTTTCTGTATCTAAATTTTCATCATAAGGAACACTGGTTATTCTATTTTTCTTTTCTAGGTCATCTATAATAGCACCATAGTATGATCCAGTAATTGCAGCTTGAAACGAACACTCAAACTCCTGTTCATATAAATCTTCTGACATCATTTCTTTTGCAGAGATTAATTCATCATCATCTAGTATTTTTGTTTGACTTGCTTTAAACACCCCAGTCCACCAATCCTTTTGGGATTGAGCTTCTTTATGTAATTTATAAAAATAATTTTGTCCTTTAGGTGTGCCAATAAAAATACACCATCCTTTTCGGTCAGCCAAAGCAGGTCTGATAATCTCAGGAAATATTGTTGGGGATAAACTTTGTGTTTCATCCATAACGCATCCATCTAAAAATATACCCCTAAGTGCTTGATCGTTTTCAGCTCCAAGAATAGTTATTCTTGCACCATTAGGAAAATCACATCTAAGTTCTGATTCATTGAATTTAACAAATGGAATATTTTTACCAAAAGTTTTTATGTAATCCCAAGCAGTCGCTTTACCTTGTTTGAATGTTGGTGAAATAAAGGCATATCTTGGATTAGGTTTGGGGTTGGTCAAAGCATCTCTAATCATGTGATTGATACACATTACAGTTTTGCCAGACCTTCTATGTGCAACTATTACGTTAAATCGGTGCTTAAGCATCTCATTGTGCAAAAATTTTTGTAATTTTCTAGGTGTGTATGGAATTACGATCTCAGACATTTTAAAATAAAACCCCCCTTAATGAATAGTCGTATCAGGTGGAATATTCAAGGGTTTAATTCCTAGTTGATCTGTCATGTATTCAGAAAAGTCTTTAGCATCTTCATAGTCTTCAAAGCCATCAAAGTGAACTATCACTGAATTGTTATATTCAGATACTACAACTATAGCAGTTATTCTTGATTTAATTTTTTCAAACATAAGATGCTCCTCTTGTTTAGATATATATACCTCCTAACGTAATATGCGAAGCGAAAAAATAAAAATCAGGGCATGACCTTTTAAAACCCCCCAGATTTTTTATGCACTTTCTGATTATTACTGATAGTCATAAAGTATCAGAACAACCTTAAACAAGAAAAATTATAAATTAATTAAATTAAAAGTAGAATTGACCCTATATTGTAAAAAATTTTGTTTTATATGGGGTCAGGGCAAGTTTTTGCAAAGAGGATAGAAAAAATCTATCCTTCAAGTGTAATTAATATTGATTTAATTGAATTATTTATCTGACCATTTAACAATTAAAGGTTTATTGTCATGGTTTGCAAGTTCTAACTTCTTCACATTGTCGTTGTATTTTGGTAACAATTTACTAGCTTTCCATTTAGTTAAAGCGACAGCTTCTTTAATTAAATGACTTGTTGCAAGATCCCCTTTTCCATTTGCTTTAAAGTCTTCTATTGCTTTCTTCAATTCTGTTGCACTTTCTGAAAGTAAGTAATCAACCCCATCTTGTTTAGCTAATTCGTATTGTTCTCTAACTTTTGGTTTTTTGTGCATTAATTGTCTGAACCCTTCCCATGACAATTCTAAGTCTTTTAATATAGTCTTGATACCATTTCCCAAAGCTAATTGTGAATAGATACGATTCAAAACTTCATTTGTAAATTTGATATGATTCATATTATTTTTTTATTTTATGTATTGACAAGCTATTGACAATATATTAATAATTGGTTTATGTTTAATTTATACATAATAAAACAACAAAAAGAAAGGACAATATAATGAAAACACAAATAGATCAAAAAAGTTTATATCAATCAGTTCAGGGTGATAAGATTATTTTTTACAGTTACAATACAACTGTTGCTGTAAAAACACCAGTTGACACTTATGTGTCTGAAAATGTTTGGTCAGTTACAACAGCAAAGCATTTGAATAGAATTGAAGAATTAACTGGAAGCAATAGAGATTATAGGATGAGATACAAAGATTTTAGACAATTTTGTATAAATAATAATATTGATAAAAATTATTGTTAATTAAGCTATTGACAAATAATATATATAATGCTATTGACAAATAAAAGAAAGGTTAATTTATGAATAATAATAAAAATCATTGGATATATTCTTTTGATGATGACAAAAATATATCTTTTGCGATTGCTTCAGTATTAAATGCTTATTATGAAAAAAATTATAGTTTTGCAAAAAATATTGAAGCAATTCAAGCTGTTCACAATTTAAACAAATCAGAAGCTAAAAAAGTTATTAAAAAAGCTAATGATTATATAGAAAGAAAGGATAATTAAAATGGATGGAATATTATTAATTACAAAATGGGTTTTGTTAATCTTATGCTCAGTTATGGGTATGATGTTAACAATGACAACTTATACAACTTTAGGTTTTGTTTTAGCTTTTGGTTGTTTTTTTGTTTTTGCTTTAGATGTAGCAAGACAATTCATTGATTAAAGAAAGGGGAAAATATGAAAGATATATTTTATAAAATATTATTTGTTGCTTTAACATCCTTAATGCTTTCAGGGATAGGATTGTTTGCATTACATACAATGGTAGTTAGGGGGTTAATATGAAATCAAGTTGGTGGAAATTAACTATTGAAGATTATCCAAATTATAAACCTAGTGATATTGATCTTGAGCATATAGCTGAAATGATTAAACAAGGTTATGACAATGGACAATTAATACAAGAAGAAGAAGATCAAGAAAATGACCGATAGAACAAGATGGGGGATAGATTTCTTAGATGCTCAAAACAAAGATAGAAAGTATCAGGAAAAAAAGAAAGCGATAGATCAATTAAAAGAGCT